TCTGGGTATAATCTATCTCTAGGCATAGGTGTATTTTACAATACAAAATTAAACAAATTGGTTTAACATATCACCCATCAAAACTTCTTTATAAATATTACTATATAGCAAACTGTTTTTTCCAAGTAAGTGGGGATTGTTACCTATTTGTGCGTTAAAATCTTTTATTATAGTTATAAGGTCTGGAAGAATTAATTCATATAAATTAAGTATTTTGGAAAAATCTTTTGACCATATTGCTTCAGCGTCAGAGTTGAATATCACAAAATTCCTTAACGCAGCAAGAAGAATACAAATTACTGACTCGTGTAATTTATAATCAGCTTTTTTACTTACCATTGGAAACTCATAACCTTTTTGCTTGTAAATATAAGTTATACCAAGACTTCCAATACTACCTTGTTTAGATGGCCAAACTTCTTGTGATTTATATTGTATATAATCATGTAAATAAAGTATGTCTTTAACAATATTTTTGTATTTAATAAATGACTCTGGATTATCTCTGTACAGTTCAAATACTCTTTCTTTATTTGAGTATGATATTGTTGGTTGATTATGAACATCAGCATCATAATTGTTTCTAAATAAATTTATATAAGATAAAACTGTAAGCATATCCATATCTTTGTATTCTGTATCTTTTAATACATCATTAATCCATTCAATTTCTGATATGTCTATGTCGTTAGATTTTTTATGTAGTGTTTTAGACAAACCATTAACTATTTCGTCTGATAGTTCTTTGTTACTGTTTATATATACAACAATTCTTACATAACTTTTTTTTGGAATATCTTCAATGCGAAGATTTTTAATAACATTGTATAAATTTGCACCATCAACAATTCCTTCTGTTGTTGTGTCTTTAAACATTAAAGTTATTTTATTTTCATCTATTTGTGCATTTTCAGTAAATATAGTTATGCCCTGTGTTTTTAAATGAAGTGTTCCTTCTTCACCTCGTTGTTCTTTAATAGCATCTTGTAATTCTTTTTTTGCTAAATCATCTAAATCAATTATTTTACATTCTGGATGTATAGGTATATCTTGTTTCATTCCTGGCTTATCGAATATTAATTCTTTTATAGGAACAATTAAATAAACTATTTGAGATTTATGATTAACAGGGTCTCTATTTATTGAATAACTATCAAAAAATAAGAAGTATCTACCTTTTCCAGATTGTACTTCTTCCATTCCATTGTCAACTACCATCTAAATTTTTGTTTCTTTGCTTTTTCATATTGCCTATAAGATTTTTTTGATAAATTGCTAGGGTCTTTCTCCCATTCTACATCTACAGGTGTCTCAAACATAACATTCTTAGATATCTGTCTTTTACAAACAACATTATCTTTAGGACACAGTATTTCTGGGTCTTCACTAATTTTGTGTGTTATCTCATAATTTGTTTTACAAGATAAACATTTATAATCATATCTTGGCATTTCTTCTTCTAATCTTTCTTTTTTGTTTTTTATGACACTCTTTACAAAACAATTTTAAACCGTCAGCTGAATTTGGATTTGTTGAAAATTCTTTAACTGATTTTTCTGATTTACAAGATATACAATTCTTTAATCTTTCACCTTCTTCTGGTGCGTTCTCTTTTAAATGCTTTAAACATTCTTTACAAAATTTTGTATAACCGTCTTGATATTTTTGTGTTTTTTTAAATTCTTCTACAGGTTTCCATTCACGACAATATCTACATTCTTTCTCTACAGGGTCAGTTAACATTTTAGAGGCATCTTTTTGTGCTTGAGCTACTTTATCTGCTAAACCTTCTTCTTCATCTATCCATGTTGAAAATCTTTCATAACCAATTGGTTGGTCTTCGTAAGTTCTTGGTGTTGTAAGACCACCACGGCCAGTTCTAATAATATCTAAAATAGCTTCGGCAACTTCTTCATTATATGCACCGCGTTGAGGAACTCCAGATTGTATTCTTAATTGACGAACTCTTTCATGAGTAACACCCCATTCATCTGCCCACTCTTGCAGCATTTTATCTGGGTCTTGCAAAAATAATTCAGTTGCTTCCTCCAAAGATGGAGCTTTTCTGTGTACCATATCTTCCCTTTTATTTAATTATACAAAGAATCTGCTTCTAAAAGGTTGAAGCATCATCATCTCTGCATTAGTAAGAACAGGTGTTAAGTTTTGTACAATTACATCTCCAAATGCAACATCATAATCACCTATTCTTTCAGTTAAAGCAACATCAAAATTTGTGACAGAGGTGTTATCTGCTAAGTGAGATGAGACTTCACCTGTGTCTGATTTTGCTGATATCTGCAATGATGTCATTAACAATCTTGCAGATGCTCTAGCTGAACTAAATTTTATTTGTTCTGGAATGTCAGCAGATTGGTATCCACCAACATAAGTTACAGATATATTTTTGAATTTAATACCGGACCAACGAATACCGATTCTTCTAAGTCTTCCGTTGTCATAGTAAACATAATCGTTTTCATTACCTTGTGTAAGTGTATTACCATCTTCAGTAACAGATGTAATAGAAGCAATTGGAACATGTCTTAAAAATATATCTTGTTGTTCATTGCCATCAAAAGTTTCTGTATAAGTTGCTTGTTCAACATCATGACCTAAATAACGCTTAATAGCAGCATCAACATAGGGTATAAAAGTATTTGTGACGGAAGCTTCTACAGTAGAGTTTAAATCTATCTGCAGGAATTGCTCTACATCACTAACGCTACAAAGAGCCATTTAGGACTCCTTTATTTATCTTCGGATGGTTTGACAGCTTTGGTTTCGACTTTTTTAGCAGCTTTTTTCTTAGGAGCATCTTTTTTAGCTGGAGCTTTCTTTTCAGAAGCATCTTTCCAACCTTGCTCTTTTAACCATTTCTTAGATACTTCTTTTCCTGCTTGCGCAATTTTAGAAGCACCAGATTTAGGTAGTTCTGCTAGTGAGCCTTCGAAGAACGAACCGTCCTTCATTTTCCAAATTGTCTTCTCTGGTTTAAATATATCTGACATAATAAAATCATTTTACTCTATAAAAAGAAGAAAGCCGGTTTTACCCGGCTCTCTTCAAATCGTTTACTAACGAATATTACATATTTGTTAGTTTATGGAAAGCTGCTTCTCTGTAAACAGGGAAACCGACTCTCATTGTAGCTCTGATGGCCAATTGATTCTTAATAAAGAAATCAGAATGGCTGTCAGTTACAGCAAGTTCGATACCTTGTCTCATTACAACATTAGCTGCTTCACCACCACCGAATTTACCAACAAGAACTGTTCCTGCGGCAATTGCGGTTGTAGGAACGACTTTTAGTCCCCAGATTTGAGCTGAAGGACCAGCGCCCATTCCACCTGCTGCTACGAAAAGTGGTGACTTTTCTGTATATCCAGCGGATGAAGTTCCAGCGAAATCAGCACCAACTGATGTGACAATGTCATTCCAGTCATTTGGGTGCATGATGATTGCGTCTGGCTCAGTGAAAGCGTTTACTCTGATGTCGGTAATAGCACCATAAATAGCACCAATTTTTCCGAGTGTACCAGCGTAAGAGCTAAAGTCAGTAGAACCGACTGAAGCTTTACCAGCATCTAAGATACCTTCAAGGTTTGGAGCAGTACCATCACCACTAAGGAGTTGGCTGTCCAATCTTAAACGAATCATTGTTTGAAGTCTGCTGTTCAAGTAACCTTGAATACCAGATTCATCTGCTAATAATTCATCTGTAACTGGGATGAAAATACCCATTTTACGGATTGCTTCTGTTTGCTCTGTGAAAGCCAAAGCTGCTTCACCAACTGCAGAACCTTCTGCTGCTTCAGCTGCGTTATTTGTGAAGGTTGTTTCTTCCAAATAGCTGAATGCATTTTGGTCTGTGTTGATTACATCAAATAATGATATAACAGCGTTTGGGTCCCTAAGAGCGGTTTCCAAAATTCCAGGTTGTCTTAAGACCTCTGGTGGATAACCTGTGGTAGTTAAAGTTGTTTTTGTCTCAATTTTTGAGTCAATACCTTTAACTCCACCGCTTACATAATTTTTGTAAGCATCGGACTCTGTAAAGAGCTGCCCAACAGTTTTAACTTCTGCTTCGTTTGAAGCTAGTGGCATTTCTGCAACTGGCTTTGAATCTTCATCAAGAGCTTTCTCATTTTGAAGTTTTTTCTTCTCAATGGAAAGGTCTTCTACTAATTCAGCAAGTTCGTCATTTCTTGACTTGATTTCCTCTTTTTGTTCAGCGGAGTACTTGCCGTCTTCAGCGGATTCAAAAACAGATTTTAATTCTGCTCTTTTAGCAGCAATTTTGTCCATGAGTTCGTTTTGATTACTCATTCTTAGATTTCTCCAATCTATAATTGCTTATACTTCTTCTATTTCTTCTATTAAGGACTCAGCAATTAATTCCTGTGCCCTTACCCACTCAGCATCAAATTCTTCGTCAGAGGAATCAGTGTTATCTTCTGGAGTTTCTTCTTCAGCAGCTTCATCTTCCGGTTCTTCAACAGCAGGTTCCTCTGCTGGTGCTTCTTCCTCAGTAACTTCTTCGACTTCAGTTTCAACATCAATAGTATCAGTTGAAGCCTCAGCTACCTCTTCTGTTTCAGCTTGTTCATCTTCCACAAGTTCTTCTTCTACTTCTAACTCCAAAGCACCCTCAGTTCCGACATTTCCGATGAACTCATCAATTTCGGTCCAAGCGTCGTTCAAGTCGTCTGCGACTGCACGAAGTGCTTCGGTGGCTTTTACGCCTAATTTCCTACCATCTTCACCACGAAGCATAGCAATTGCTTTTGCTCGGGCTACTAAGTCATCTAATGCAGCAAGCACATCTATGACTTCTTCAGAGAAAGACTTGCTGTCTTCCTGTGAAACTTCTAAATCTTCTTCACTCTTCATTTCTTTTTTATCATCCTCCATCTTCATGCAAGGACCACCGTCGTGATACTTACAAGATTTCATTTCTTCTTCATCATCTCCGTAACTTTTTTGATTGCAACCACAATTGTCTCCACATCCAGATGATTCTTTTTCATCACCTTTAACATCAGTTATTTCTTTCAACAACTCTGTGTTTGATTTAATAGCTAATGTGTATGTGTCTTGATTAGCTCCAACTAGTACTGGAGAAACTTCATAAACAGTAAGGTCTTTTAGATATCTAGCATTAGTATCTTCGCCTTCTTTGTCTTTGGCTTTTGCATACTCAGAATCATTTACTTTATAGCCGAATGACCATTGTTGCATATCGCCCATGTTTTTAACTAGGTTATAAGCTTCTTTACCAGATTCAGTGTCCATAAAAAACTCACCCTTAAAAACTGCTTTGTCGTCATCTTGGTCAATTGTACCTTTTCCGATAGGCATATCCCATTTATGAGACCAAACCATAGGTACTTGATTATTTTTAAAACCGGATTTTACAGCTCCAGGCATTACTACATCTCCATCAGAATCTATAGAGTTGAATAAGCTGAATACTGCTTCTACTTTACCGCCCTCATCTTTGAGTTCGATATCTATATTTTTAGATTCGTTATTCATTTATAAATGTTCCTCGTATTTGATTGTACAATAAATATTCAAGATGCGCGCTTTTATACTATGTATTTTATACTATCTTTTTAGATTTGAGTGTTTATTCACATTACATATAATTTGACAAATAAAACAACATGTGTAATAATGATTATGTTATTACCTAGAGGAGTAAAATTGAACGACCAAGAACTTACTAAATATAAATTTGAAGAAACTTTTCAAGTAGAATTTGTTGTAGAGGCAACTACTTACGAAAAAGCAAAAGATATTTATAGTAAATTATTTGATAAAAATATACAGTTAGGATATGACACTTGGAAAGATAGAACTGGTAGAACTATAGAAGACAAAAGTTTTATAGGTGGAAAGTTTCATGTATCTGTAAAAGGACAAGAGTCAGACACAACTTTAATTGAAGAAATATGGGGAGAAGAAGAATAATGTACACACGGCCAATGGTTTTTAACTTTGATTGCAACCATTGTCAAGCCACAATGCAAGTAACTCACATAATGTGGACTACGGTTGAGTGTTTATATTGTAAAGAGGAAGTATTTAAACAAGATATAAAGTTCTACAAAAAGAAATATTAACCGGTAAAGATTACGATTATTTTTGTGAAAATGGTGACTGGTTTATAGACGAGTCTTAATCTCTAAAATCTGAAATTATTCTCAATTTACTAATAGGCATTGTAACTCTCCTATCAGTTTTCTTATGGTCTCCATTATCTAAACGAGCCCATACTTGCATTGTTGCTTCGTCATCATTGACAGAAGTTACAATACCATGAACAATTGAAGGAGCGTCTGGTTCTTTATTGATAGACCAACTTACAGCTTGACCTACTCTAACTGACTCTGCTTTATTACCAGATTTCTTTGATGATAAAGGATGTGAGCTAGGAAGTAAATCTTGGTCATAAGGTTTTCTTCTAAACTTACCAGTTCTTAATGCTCTTAAAAATCCGTTGACTCTGGCCATTGCCCATTGCTCTGCAGATGTTACATTACCTCTAACTGAGCCAGGGTTAGTACGATAAGCACCTATACCTCTGTTATAAACTGCAATAAGCATACGAAGCGTTGCTCTATGGTTTGGATTCTTAGAGTTATGGTCTTCTACCTTTTTAACAAGTCCTGCTCTTGCTTGTTCTGAAATAGCTTTTAAAAGAATTTGTTCAGCATGGTCTATAGCTTTTTTTCTTCTTTCTCTAATAACTTTTTTATAGTCATTAACAATAGACTTCATTTGAGAAACACCTCCGGCAGTTACACCACCCCATTTCATAACAGCAATAGTACCGTTAAGTCTATTATTTTTCTTATGACGATTCATAAAGCGCTCTCTTCTCTTAACCCAGTTAAGAACTGATTCGCTTCTATCTCCACCTTTGTAGGCTGTCCATTTATTGAAAGCGTCATTACCAGTAAATGATGTAGGAGGATTACCACCAGTACCAGCTCTTCTCCAAATCTCTGGCCAGTTTTCTTTTAAGTCTTTTACATAACCATAAGGAAACTGTGGATGTTGTGAATTACTTAAACTTATTTTTTGATTATCTCCACTTTTAGGAAAGTTTGTTATTTTCTTTGGAGCTTTTTCTTCTGGGCTATGTAACTTATCACCTTTTTCATACATAACTTCTGCTTCCTCTAATGAAACTTTAAGCTCTTCTATCTCTCCGTCTTTTTTAGGTTTGTAGACTGCATCTAAATAATCTTGATGTGTAGCGCAGGCCATATAAAACTTTTCTCCATCTACATCAATGTAGTGTGTACCTTCGCAACCTAATTCTTTAGCTCTCTCTTGTGCTTCTTCAATAGTTGTGTAAGTATCTTTCATCAAAGCAGCTGGTTCTTTTTTATTATTTAAAAAGTTTTCTGCTTCTGCTCTTGTATCAAAGCATTTTATTATTTCACCATCTTCGTGGCTTATAACACAGAAAGCACCGTTAGGCATTTCTGCAATATATTTTTCTTCATTAAGATAAGTAGGTGTTGGTTTAACAACATCTTCTCTTTCTACTTCTGGCGGTAAATCAATAGTAGTTAACTTACTCTCGTCATCTTGAGTTGCAGGCTCTTCATCATCATTGTTATTTGCCGGTGCAGGTTCATTAGTAGGTTGGTCATTTAGAAGTGGAGAACCATCTTCTGTAACTTGAATCATGTTAAGAGGTCTTAAATAAACATCATGTCTATCATCAGCCTCTAAACCAACTACTTTTCTTGCTTCGCCAATTGTTACCCAACCTCCTTGAACAGCAGTATTCATGCGTTTATAGAGATTGTCTTTGTCATCAGCTAGTGCTCTAACATTACTGATATCAAACTCTGCGTATTGATTATCATTTCCGCCGAACTCTGGTCGTAACAATTGATGAGTCAGTTCTTGCGCAACCATGTTCCACATTGGGACCATTTTTGACTCTGTAAAGAACTCTCTAAGTTCTTTTGTATTCGAATAAGTCGCCGAATCCAATCCAGCCCCGAGGCCGGCGAGAACTGCTGGAACGCCAAGAACTGCTGACACTCTTTCTTCTGGGATTCTTCTTAATTCAGCTAACTTCATTTGGTCTGGAGAGAAAGATACTATTTCAACATTCATAGCACCGGATAAGACCATAGGCGCACCTCTGTTCTTACCACCAAACTTTTGCTTATACATATCTGCAATAGCTTCAGCTTCTTCTCTCGTTGGGCCACCCATAGCGTCATCTCTTGGTGAGAGAATTACTCCGGGTACCGCCATATTATGTAATAAAGCCGCAGTGTATTGTCCTGCTGCTTCGTCTCCTGCTATCTCTCTTAGAACGCCTCTAAGTGGAGCAAGACCACGCCTCATATTATTAGGGTCAACATTTTGGCGTAAGTGAACCATATCTGCTTTTTCTATGCGTACAGAATCTTCCCCCTGTACACCGCCTTGTGGTTGATAGTTATAATGAGTTATAAGTTCATTCTCATTTCCTTTTGCTTCAACCAAGTGAGGCATAAGAGGGACTAGCTCAACAACTACGCCTCTAGCATTTCTGTTTTTATAGATAAAAGCGTCGCCGTTTGCATTTAAAGCTGTAACAATATAGTTTGCTAACAACTGTTGTGTCATATAAGGATTAGGTCTTCTGAATAGTTTTGCTAATTCGTGATTCATATCTTGTGCATAATCACCTTCATTATTTCTAGTAGCAACTAAAAGTCCCGGTTCTGCAAATGCAGTAGCCAATACATTGAGACATGCGATAACAGCAGAGTTTCCAGTTCCGTCACCTAGTTCTGCTAATGTTTTGTGGTCAAAATAACCAGATTGGGTGTTGTAACCCATAACTGCTTGATTAAGATATGAATACTCTGATTGGTTTACAATTAAACCTTTTTGATTTGCTTCTCTTCTAATTCTTGCGTCAGTTGGTGCATTCAACCAATCTAACGCTTTTGAAAATCTTGACTTCTCTTCAGCCATTAATACGCGCTCCAGCTTCTTTGTTCTTGCAACATTTGTACGCCATAGGCTAGGGTGTCGATAATATCATCATGAGCTCCAGCAGGAAAGGTCATAATTTCTCTCTCCACCTCTGGTAGCCAATGTGTATCTCGTAATAAATATACATCACCCGCTTCCATGCGAGCAGATAAAGGAAGTGCGCGCGTAACTTTGTCTTTATCCGTCTTAAGATTTTTGACACGAATACCAGCTCGTTGCGCCATCTGGATTATCGTGGTCTGAAAACCTTGGCGTTCTATACCTACATATTTTAGCTTATTTTTATCCATTGCGCGTTTTATCGCTGGAATAATGTCTGGACCTTCTAATTTTGCTCTAGTCATATCAATAACAAGTAATCTGTTGTCTGGAGTTCTTGCAAATGATGTGATTACAGTAAAGTCAGAATCTTTATTTGTTGTAGTAGCTAAGTCAACAATTCCAAACTTTTCTAAGTTAGCTAGATAATATTCTGAGCCTTCAACTAAGCATTTAAGATTTCCTGCTTCGTCTGGAACAATTGCAAAGTAATGTATCCATTCTGGCTTTAACATACCTTGACCTGCGTCAACAAACTCTGCTAGATACTCTTGTGCAAAAACAATAGAGCCAACTTCTTTTCTAGCTGCTTCAACTTCTTCGGGGTCAATCATAGGATTGTCAGTAGTAGCAAATCTAAATCTTTCCCAGTTTTCTCCTTCTTCTGCTTGCTCCCATAAATCGTAAAACCAGTTATCTCTTCCAATAGGAGTGCTAATAAATAACGCAGAACCTTTTCTTTCAGTAAGTGTAGGTCTAAGAACTTCTGACCATACTTCCGGTTTAACGAATGCAGCTTCGTCCATAACTAGAAAGTCAAGACCCTCACCACGAAGTCTTTGTGGGTTATCAGCAGACCTTACAGCAATAGAGCCCCCGTTAGCTAAATCAATTTGCATATTAGCCAAAGATACTTTTGGTTCTATTTCTCTAGGAAATGATTTTGCAGAAGCGGCGATATCACGCCAACCAACTCTAGCAATTGAAAATGTAGGTGCAACCCACCAAGCTCTACCTCCGCGTAAAGCTATTTCCATACATAATTGAACACCAAGTCTTGTTTTGCCGAATCGTCTACCTGCGCAAAGAATTTTCCAACGCGCTTCTGAATCTTTTACTTTTTGTTGACCGCTATGTAAAGGAGGAAGTTTAGGAACATACTTATTCGTCATAGAGTTCCTTATACATCACAATTGGAGTATAAGGACCAACATAAGCAGATATAATATTGTAATCTATGTGTGCAATAGCATTATCAACTGCTTCTTCTTCTGTGCAGTCATCATCTTCCAAAATACCGTCTATAACAATATCTAACATTGTGTAGTAATCATAAATAGCGATACCTTTAGTTGTAAATCCTAGATATGCTTCTTCAAAATCATCAATGACAATTGCTTCGGGATTAAATTCCTTAAGTTCGTCATATACTTTACTCATTTCATTCTCCATTGTAGTATAAGAAATCCTTTGAGTAGTTCAGTATATTCAAACTTAGAACCAACTTGTTGTCTTCCGTCAAATATATCGTGATGATGTTTACAAAGAATACAAACATTCATTGGGTCATCAGATATATTTCTGTCGCGTCCACCCATACCCTTTGCTCGTAAGTGAGCCATCTCTAGCCATTTTTTGGAATTGCAGCTCGGCCATTCGCATTTATGTTTTGCTCTCTTTAAAGCTTTCTCCCGTAGCTCTGAAAGATTTTTTTTGCCGGTGCCTTCTCTTTTTTTCTGCCCCATACCGGATATACCAGAGTTTGCACTTCTTCTTTTTTTAAACTCCGCCCAAGTTTCATTTTCTGGGTCCCATTGAACTTTACTCATTAGGTGTGCTTGGACTCCTTTTGAATAAGGCTATCCCCGAAAGAATAGCCAGTGATGGGAGGATATCGGTTAGTGGAGCCGACAAATCTATCTTAACACTTAAATCTAAAACCATAGGTTTTATTATAGTCGAATCAATTCCTCTTTGTAGAGATAAGCTAAAGAAATCATTCTGTCAAACACATATCGTTCTAGTGCTTTTGGGTTTAGATTTGGTTGAGTCCAAGTGTCAATCACTTGTTTATTTTTTATGTAAGAAATTTGATTGCCGTTGATTTTAAATCTCATTCCATTTTGTATATAATCCAACGACATAGTTTCTTTATAATAGCACCCAACCAAAGAAATTATTTTTTGTTGCCCCAACCACAACTCTCTTTTTGTAGATACAGCTAACCCTGTGCGGCCCCGCCCAAACCAAAAATTAAAATATGCCGAGGAATGTCCCTATGACGGACGATTATGGTCTGGCTAGTCCACTTAGATAAGTTCTGAATGCTACACCCATTCTGAAAGCCAGTGCGTGTAGTTACTTGTAGTTAGATACACTAGCGAATAAAAAAAATAATGCAACTCGTTTTGTATAAATTTTTAATTATGATATATTTGATATAAGAAATAAATAATCGGACTTATTTGTTTTCTTCGATTACTAAGAAGAGACCGGTGTTCTGTTAAAGCCAGCGCCGGTTTTTTCTTTATACTGCTACACACCCTACTGCCCTGCATATATGCAAAAAGCTATCTCCTGTTGTGAGGGTGGTCCTATAGAGGAATGCGCAATATAACTACGCATAAGATACATAAGCCTCGCAATAGATACTTAAGAGATACTTCTTACTAGCCTAATAGAACCCGCTCCCCCGCCGCACATACTCCTAAAGAGAACTTAAATAGTGTTATAAAACCTAGGAGCCGTGAAAAAAATTTTTTAAATAGGGTAGGGGAGGGGCTATATCCGTCCCGGGAGGGGAAAAAACTTAAAAATATATATGCACACACAAAAATTTGTTGAATTTCAAGTGCCTATGTCAAAACGCAAGGAAATATAGGAAAATTCTGGCGGGAAGGTTAACCATCAGCATATTTGATATCGAACTCCACAGGTTCGTCTGATTCCTCGTTAATTAGGTCTGGGTTACGCTTACCCCACTTAACAGGGTGAGAACGCTCTAGGAACCACGCAGAGGCCTGCCAGACCCCGTTATCGGCCGCTTTACGAATATTCATGATATGAGCACCTTCTGCCTCAGCGCGCGCCTTCTTTACTGCGTTCATAAATTCCACATATTCTGGCCCTTCTTCTTGCTCTGCCTTGGCTATCCAATTGTAGTAGGTAGTTTTACCAATTCCTGCCATAGTACAAGCGTCTTCTATGTAATACCCTAGCTTTAGCCACTTCACAAGTTCTTCCACTCTGGAGTCTTCCAATTTCGACGGACGACCCACAGAGCTAGTAAAGGAATCCAATGAGGAATCCTCCACAGGGGGCGGAAGCTGTTTAGTATGGTCAATATCCATGTGTTTATTATACTATAGGGTGCGCAAATCAACTTGCATTGAAATATAGGAAAAATTGTGCGGGAAGCTTAAAATAGATTGATTTTCAATCCAGCGATATTTAACCCACCCCTAGTATAAATAGAATACAAGTTTCAGCCACCGCCGAAGGCGGTGCAGGCCAGCTTGCTGGCCCGCGGGGCTTGTTTTCTCTTGTTCATATCTAAAGTAATAGTATAGATGTATAAATATACATCTGAATGTATAAATATACATTTATAAAAGTCTTAAGCACTTTTTAAGCTTAAAATAGAGAATTTTTTTTAAGAATGGGAAAAAAATATTTAGCGACCTTATAAACATTGGGGTTATTAGATAAATTTTATTTTGAATGATTTGGCATAATTGCAAATATCTGCATACAATATGGTATTGGCTTTTTGACAACTTAGTTTGGGTTCTAGCAAAATCTAAAGTGTTACTCAAGATTAATTATGGGCAGAAGATATGGGTTGCGACCTAGTCTGTACCGATTATGAAAACGCAAGACCGACC